ATGCCGACCCACAGCAGGCGCGTAGCTCAGTTGGTTAGAGCACCACCTTGACATGGTGGGGGTCGCTGGTTCGAGTCCAGTCGCGCCTACCAAACAAAATCCGGTCCTGCTGCCGGTACTAGAAGGGCCAACCGAAAGGTTGGCCCTTTTTTGTTGCCTGCTATTCGGCAATTTTGGGAATATTTTGGGCAATCGTTGGGAAAACGATTTCAGAACTGCACATTCAGGTCTGCATTAACGCTCATGTACGCCACTTCGTCAGGGCCGTGGCCAGCCAGGTAATGCTCCGTCATTTTCTCATCCGCGTGGCCTAGAAGGGCCTGAATGTAATCCTGATGACAGCCTTGCTGCTCGTATAGCCAGGCACCCAACGCTCGGATTTCGTGGAATGTAGGCCTCTCCTCAATCTCCAAGTGTTCGAACACCTTCGACTTGTCCCGGACCTCACTGAACGCTTTGGTGAGATAGTCCGCCGTCACGGCATTCCAATGGAGCTTGTTTTGCAGCTGTTTGCGGCAGCGGGACTTTGGGATGGCGCTGATCAGGTAGGGGCAAACAACGGGCGACTTGATGCACTCGATTATGACCTCACGTAACGCCTGGCCCATGACGATTTCCAAGTGCACTGGCTTTTCGTAGTTTTGAGTTTTGCCTGTCGATATCCGGATGACGTTCCTCTCAAGGTCAACGGCGCTCTTGGGCCACCTCACAATGTCCTCTCGTCTTTGAAGGCTCACTAACGCCAATCGAATGGCCCGGCGTAACCACGGCTGCGTCCCTTCGTAATTGAAAATGGTATTCAGGGCATCAAGGGAGAGTCGCTGCCGTTTCTTCTCGGCCTCTTTCTTCACCAGTGTCAGCTCTGCTGAGTTACGGTCGATGAGTCCCTTGGCGACTGCAAAGGCGAAAATCTGCACCATCAGCCCACGGTGCTTGGTGTAGGCGTTGTTTTCGAATCCGTCGAGGTATTCGGCTATCGCCAGCACATCCAGTTCGCCAACCATACGTCCCCCCAAATCGTCCTTGTAACGTGCCAGCTTGAAACCGATCTCCCGTAAGGTGGATTCAGCGTATCGGCGTGTAGGCACCCACTCGTTTTCGAAACGTCCAAGCAAATGCTTGAACGTAGGCGCAATTTCTCCGGTGATGAGTGCGAGCAATTTGCCGTCGTTGGCCATCAGTGGAAGCAACTTGGCATTTGCGGCTTTTGCCAATCGAACGGCTTCACTCATTGGTTTATTGATGCTGGTCTTCTTCCCGGTAATCGGGTTCCGGTATTGCCAGTACTTTCCGTTGGTGTAGAGATTTTCAGGCAGTGCTCGGTTTCTCACATCACGACCGCGTGGAGCCATCACCCGACCTCCATCATCTGCGCCAGTAGCGCGTTATCGGTTTCCATGACTGCGGCCTGCAGGTCCACGAAATACATACCACCCTTGACTTCCCCCATCACTTCGCCTTCTTCAATCCATTTCTTCAACTGCTGTACGCTTGGTTTTCCGCCTACGTAGCGCAACTTCCTGTATTCGCTAACCTCCATAAGGCGGGGTAAGCGAACAGTTACCTGTGCAATGACTTTAGCCATGGCCAACTCCTTGTGTGCTTCGCGCGTTTCTCTGGGTAGACGCCAGAGGATCCTTTCTGAACTGCCAGCTGTGACTACATCGCCGACAACTGCCCCAGCTGCGTCCAGTTCGGTTGAGTGCTTTAATGGTGGTCAGAACAATCACTTTCCCACGCTCCAGCTCATACAGGTCGTTACCTGCAAACTCTTCCGTGATCCGCACGTGGGAGCTGCCGCATTGGGTGCATCGCACTCTGACAGGCTCTCCGGGGGATCTGGATGGCATACGCAGTGCGTCCACCTTCATTCCATATACCTCGTAAAAACCTGCTCCAGCACCGCCCTGTAGTTCGTCGGTCGTAACAAACGGACATTCACCCACGCGCTGCGCCCTTTGCGGTGGCCAACCCGTGCGCGGGAGCCCTTGAATTGTAAAATCACGCCGCTCCTAATCCCTATGTACAGGCTGCTGGGCTTTGCCTTGGTAGTCAGGTAAACCACCGGGTCATTGATCCTGAAACCGTTTGTGGTAACGTCCCCGGTGCCGCTCACTGGTTGTTCTGCTTTCATCGTATTGCTCCTGGTAGTGGTAGGTATCGGGGAGGTGCAACTCCTCGATACCCCTATATTTTCGTCAGCCGATCAGTACGGTGTCGTTTCAAACAGCAACATGTCCTGGATTGCTTGCCGCACCAGCAGACGCTTCGTTGGGCTCAGGCTCAACATCAGGCACAGGCAGTCCAGCAAAGACATCAACTGGCCGTAATTCCGGGCTTGGCGCTCGCTGATTTCGTCTTCGTATTCCTCCAGTAGCTCCAAGGTGTACGAAGGCATGCCTCGGCTGAAAATCTCGAAAATCTCCTTTTCACAGTGTTTCGCCAGGCTGGCAAAGCACCCGGCTTGCCAGCAGGTCAGTTCTGTAAGTGCCTCCACGCTCTTGGAAACGGGCTCAGATGCGTAAAACCCAATCAGCTGTACGCGAAGGAGACGGTTTGCCAGCTCGTCGATGTCTGCGGAGTTGCCACTGATTACCAGCGCGCCACGGAACGGGATTCGTACAGGCAACCCTTTAGGTGGCCGAACCAGGAAGGCTCCACCGCTGTACAGGTCAAACAGTTCACGCCAATGAAAGGAGCTGCGCCGTTCGTTACTCACCTCGTACATCAGCACTTCACGCCCGAGGCTGGCCATGACCCGCGCGCGGCTGAAACAGGGGGCACCTTCTGGCACACAGATGGGATGGGCATGCCCTTGCAGTTTGCTCAGATAGTTCAGCAAGACAGACTTGCCACTGCCCGGTCTGCCTCTGACATTGAGTAGCGGAAAGCTCCCGTACTCGCGACGTATCCGGTGCGCATGCTGCGCGCCCAGCCACCAGGCCAGCGCAACAACGCCCTGTGCTCCATAAGCGGTCCATAAATCATCGAAGCGGATGGCGTCTCTCAGTGTGTTTTGCATGGTGTTGCTCCTTGGTTGAAAGTCATGCTTGAAACAGCCAGCACTTGACCGTCATGCAACGATCAAACATCTGGTTCTTTGCGGCCTGGGCAGAGCGCACAGCACTGTCCACGGCCTTGTTGCTATCTATGAATTTGTGGCTGCGCGACTCCTTGAGCAGGGCGCGCAGCGTCGCCACGTCCGCCAGCTTTTGTTTGTGTTCGGCGGCGCGCTCTGCGAACTCGTTGAGGTTGATGGCGATAACGTCTGGCTTCTTGCTGTGGTTGACCTGTGGGCCCTCGCCCAGGCTTTCCAGGTACTCGTAGACCTCCCAGAACTCGGCCACCAACGCGTGATCGGCACTGATCGCCGTCTGCCGCTCAAGCGCCATTCGGGTCAAGGTTTGCAGTGTCAATTCCCGCTGCTGCGCATTGAGTGGGCAGACCAGATCCAGGCAATCGACCAAGGCCATCATCTGGCTGTGGTTCTTGATGATTCGCTCAATGCGTATTTCTTTCAGGGCGCGTAACCGCTGCTCGTGGATCAATACCCGCTCGGCAAAACGCTCCAGTACCTTTGCTTCGGCTTTCACCGCGAGCAGCAGGAAGTGGCTCAGATCCTCAACCTGCAACAGATTTAAGTTATCAGCCGCCGCACGGCCCTCATCACTCTGTTCGGGGCGATCAAAATGCAGTTTCACGATACGGGTCAGAATCGCCTCAGACGCGCTGATAGCCGCGTTCTGGCTCATGGCAATCGTTCCGCGAAAGGGCGGCTCATAGGTTTCGTTACCGCTGGTTTTCATGCCTTTGGTGCCCAGCGTGCCGCCGCCGAAGAAATCCTTCAGTTCGTCCCAGTCGAAGCTTTTGGCGTGCAGCTTGTCTGGCTCGTTCCGGTCGCCCTCGATCATCACCACCGGCATATTGGAAACTTGGCCCATGGCCCGTTGACGACCGGCACGGGTCGATTTGGTTGGGTCAAAGCCTTCGTAGTCGCGTCCGAGCAGCTTCCACAGAAAGGTAAGCAACGTGGTCTTGCCGGCACCGGCTTCTCCCGTCGCTTCCAGGAACGGGAAGGACTTGTAGCGCTTGCGGATCTGCTCGGCGAACAACGAGCCGAACCAGAATGCCAAGGCCACAACACCTTTGGCCCCAAAGCTGGTCCACAGCATGGGCAGCCAGTCCGTACGGTTGGCTTTGCTGTCCTGCTGAATGTGAATGCCGATCGACTTCTGCAGCGTCTTGAGACGCAGCGGCCCGAACTCGAAAAAATCCTCGGCGTTTATCTGCGTAACGATGCCGCCCCGTACTGCCAGATCCCCATACACATAGGTCTCGTACTCCCGGCTGTAGCCAATAAAGTCGATGGTCTTCACCGTCTTTATCTTGAACAGCTGCTTTTTAAGGATCTGATCGAGCTGGTGACCACTCCCGGTAAACACCGCACCAGGGGCGATATGAATCAGGCGCTTTTTAAACTCGCTGGCGGCTGAAATCTGTCCACCCGTGAAGGTGTTCTTTACGCTGCCGCCGTCGTGGGGAAAGTCCACCTGGAAGTAATACCAAGCCTCGTCCGTCACCTCGTTGCGCTGGTAATAAAGCGCCTGCGGAAAGCACTCAGCCAGTTCTGTCACAGATACGCATTCGGCCAGGGATTTGTCCCTGCGCTGGGCGTCATTCAGCAGCTGATCTTCGTGACGGTCCGACTCCCTGAGCTGTTCGACCTTCTTACCGTGCTTTTCTGAGTCCAGCTTGAACCAGTACAAGCGGTTGTCGAAATTGAAGTGGAACGCCCGGCACTCGTCCCACTTGTAGAGCAGCAGGCCTTTCTCCTCGGCGCGCTCGGCAATCAAAACCGCGCCAAGGTGCCGAGCGTGGGCCAGGTCCTTCTTGATGCGCCGCGTGCGCTCCTGCTCGTCATCTATGAACTGCCAGCGCTGATGCAGATCGTTCCAGTCCACCTTGCGGCTATCCCGCTGCGGTACCTGTGCGGCCTCGCACACATAACCCAGCTCCTGGGCCATCTTCACCCAGCGTTTGGTGTAGCGATGCGCGCCGGGTTCGTTATCCAGTGCCCACACTAGCTTCGGCAGCTTGCCGCCACGCTGGCGGGCAAGCTCTTTCAAGGACTCCTCCGGAAAGGCGTTGGATGACATCGCAGATACCGCCGCCATGTCGTGATGCACCAAAGCGATGGCGTCGAAAATACCCTCGACGATCCACAGCTCACTGATGTTCAGCAGGTCGACGCAGGGTGGGCACCACCAAACCCCACGGTAGGATTCACCGGTTTTGAAACGCGCCTTCATCTTGCCGAAACGCTTGGGCCGATCGATCAGCCGTTCCCAGTAGCCGCCTTTCTCCAGCGCGAAGCGCACGGTCGCGCTGCCGGCATTCAGCTCCCGAGACCAAAAGTTCTCCTGGGTAAACCAACCCTGAATCAGGTCCAGCCGAAAGCCGCGGGCAAACTCCAGATACGCCCGCGCCGTGGCGGTCGGCTCTTTGTCCGAGGACGGCGCACGCTCGCTCCAGTCCTCAAACAGATCCTCATACACCTCCTTGATATGCCAGGTTTGCCCGCAACGCCGCTGACGGCCGCAGCGCAGCACCCACGGGTTCAGATCGTGGGTGTACAGCTCCTTCTTACCACATGCCGGGCACTTGCCGCCGCGCCTGAACTTGGCGTCGGAGAGGCATTTTTTAATCCCATAATCCGCTTCAAGGCGTTGCAGGATCTGCTGGCGCAGCTTTTCTTGCATCTGGTTCACTGCTGCACCACTGAGACTGCGTTAAACATGGTCCACCTCAAATTGCGGGCAAAGCTCACCCAAACCCATGGGAGATGGGGTAGGGCAGTAGGGTTTAGGGGGTGTTACTAGGAAGCGTGATGCGGTGCCGAATGGCTCAACGCGAGCAGGCCTTGGGGTAGCAGCCGTGCCGACACGCAGTAGCGATGTTGAGTGCGTGTATCAATCAAATGCACAACCCGAGCGCCAGGCGTGCGCAGCGCTTCAACAGCCACGCCACGTGCGGCGCGTTCGCGGCGGTGAGCGGCCTGCAATTCCGTCCAGGCGTTATGCGTCAACTGCTGCGCCAAGAAGGTGGGCACCTCCAGCGCGAACGCCAGGTGATGCACGCAGTTATCGAACAGCAAGTCAGAGTCCGCCAGGTACTGCGCTTCATGACGTTGCAGATAGGCATAGGCAGCGCGCTGCATGCTGCTCCGGTAATCGTGGGACATCAGGTGATGTTTCATTGGTCTTGCTCCGTATCGTCAAATTGCTCCAGCAGATCAAGCTGGTCGTCCTTCTTCCGTGTATCGAGCAAAGCCTGCTTCCGGGTGCGCGAGAGCGCTTGCGGCACCACATTGATGGGCTGCGCCAAGCCGGAAGGGCTGAGCATGTAGTCAATCGTCTGGCTGCCACCGTAAGTCGCACCGCAAACGAAGTTCTTGCACTGGTAGTACAGCGCCCGAAAACACGGGGTCTGACCCTCGGATGTGCGAATGACAAGGGGGCCATAACAGGCAGGACAAACCAGCTTGTACGTACTCATGCGTTAACGGGGTTCCATCAAGGTTCTGGCGGCTTGCAGTGATTCCATGGCTGTATCCAGGATTGTGCTGACGGTCGAGTAGTCGCCGAACTCCCGAGCGCGACGAACCTCATGACGCAGATCGATCAGATCGTGCTCATGGACCAGCAACAGCTCGTCAAAAAGAGCCATCACGTCGTATGGCAAAACCAGTTTCTGCGGCATGCGCAAATCATCATGTTTTGCGAATTGAGAAACGTTCATGGCTGACCCCCTGCGAACAGATCATGGTTATCCGTGGGCGCTTGCCCACCCAGGGTCGGAGCTGCACACCGGCCAACTGAATCCATCGGCGGAATCGGCAGCGCCAGTAAGTGGCAATGCTGGCTCAACTGAGCATGCAAGGTCTGACGCACTGCGGGTGATGTCTCGGCCTTTAGCTTGGCGAGCAACACCGGCACCTGACGATGAATCGCCAGCTGCTGACTGACAGTCAGATACGCTGCACCGCGACTTTCCCGGGCCTGTCGCTCCATGGCGATGAAATACCGCCGAACTTGACGGCCTTGGTCGTTGTTTTCGACCATGGCGAGTTCTTTAGCCATGTCGAGGGTGAGGTGGTAGTCGATGGAGCGTCTGTCGCCGCCTCGGCTCTGACTTTGATTCGCCAAATCTGGCGTTTCAAAACTGGTCCTTTTTACCGAAACTGGAGAGAAGTCTTCCCCTTCATCGAAGCCAAAGTGATCGATACGGCCTTTTATCCAATTACTGAAGTCACGCCCCACACCAAGAAAACCGTGCAGATCCCTTGCATCACAGAGCTGCTGAAAACGCCCATTCAGCTCCCCACTAAAAACCGGTACTAATGAAGTGTTCATCGTTCTAATCTCAGCCAATCAAGATTTATTTTTTTGTACTGCATAAAGTGCGCGGCTACGCCCGCAAAGCCTCATAGCTGCTCGTCTCAGTCTGGTTTTAACAAGCCATTCCGCTGCTTGGTCAATGGTGCTTAGTTTCTGTGTGCTGCGGACACGCTCCAGCAATTCTTGCTCTTCATCGTTGTAGGTAAATCCAACCTGATGCATTTTCAGATGCTCATAAGGTGGTCGGCTCAGGAAACCGCCGCCGATAAAATGGACTCCGGAAGTAGAAGCTCACGGGCTTCGGTTAAGGCCAGCGCTCTTAATAACTGCGCTTTTTCCATACCGGTGTAATTAACTAAAGCATTGATGAGGTCCTGCTCGTAGTCATCAAGGCTTAGCGTTGAACGGTGCTTGCGGATTCGTTTTGCATCTTGGTACATAGATTTATTTCTTTCGGGTTGGTGGATGATTTGGGAGTGCTGCGGGCTATCAAGCCGTCTTTGATACCGAGGAGAACAGCTGCGCGGTGAGCCTCTCCCCGGCGTCCTCGGCTCTGCCCGCTCAGCACGGCATAAACGGTGCTGGGGTTGAGATGATGCTGTTTAGCGAATTCTTGGACCGATTGACCCCGCCTATCCAGTGCACCCCGTGCTTTCTGGCGGGCTTGATCGTAGGTGGAGGCGTTGTGCATAGTGCAGATTCCTGCAAGTTCATGTGGCGACAGGCAAAGAATGATGCAGAAAACTGCATCTGTAAATAGCGGAGATGAAAAATTTTGCACCTTTCAGAAATTATCGGCGCTCGCTTGCAAGAAGAGCGCAAGCGCCTCGGCCTGAATCAGGAGCAAATGGCAGAAAAACTTGGCGTGTCGAAACGCACCCAGGCCGGGTACGAAGCGGGTACCAGTGAGCCAGGGGCTATCTATCTGAGTAGGGCGGTAGGTGAGGTCGGCCTTGACGGGCTATACGTCATCACAGGTCATCGAACAGCTGATAATGTCGATACCCTCTCCGAGAAGGAAAGCATGATCGTTGAGCAATACCGCGCCATCGCCGAGAGCGATCAATTAGCTGTTCACCGCATCATCGGCGCAATGGCCGAGCTGGCAAACCAGAAGAAATAAGTCGATTTGATTTGGCCGGGAACGTCCCCGGCTTTTCCAGCCGCGTCCTCCCAACTGCATGTAACTTCCATTTGGTATCTACTCAATGGAGTTGCACGCATGCGACCAGAAGAACACATCAAGGAAGATATTGAGCGCAATGTGGATAGAGCAGCAGATTTAACCCTTCAAGAGCAGAAATTTCTTACGCTATATCGAGAATTGTCCGAGTCGGATAAAAGCTACCTTGTGCGTGTCGCTGAAGTGATGGCTCGTGTAAAGACGCCAACACTCAAATGAATGCCAATTGTTGCTAGTCACTGCTCGACAGCATCTCAATTGGTCAGCGTGGCATAAATATTTATTGTGAGGAGTAACGCTATGAAAATTTTCAGGTGGATAATTGCATCATGCCTTTGCTTCATGCTTTTGGCGTGTGGGGAAGCAGAGCCTTCCCATCCCAGAGAAACGAACGCAGTCAACGTTCCGGCTCTGATGGATAAGTTTACTATCGTATCTGATGAATATCTGTTGCACCATAAACGCACTGTAGAGGTCATGTTGAACGAGGAGCTATCCGAAGAGCAATTGACTACGCTAGCGATAAGCATCAAGGCGGCGGCCAAGCAAAGCACTGATCGGACCTTCATTGGTTACCGGGTTTCAGGGTCAAGCGAAGCTGGGTACTGGGCGACAACCCATTATAATCCGGATCTTGAAGTCAAGATTCTTTGATGTTGTTGACTAGTCGTAATTAAACAATGGAAGCAAGCCAGTTGTTTCTGGCTTGCTTTTGACCGGTCTGTAACGGTAAAACCAAATTAGGGGTGGGTCACCCTCGGATCGCCCATAAGGATCTGCCGTACATTCATATTATCGGTAATTTTCTATTGCTCTATCTGTTTCTGGTTTTGCGCCACTGTTCGCCAGTTTTATCAAATTGACGTCAAGTTCTAGTATGAGTTTCGGAAGCTTTTCGAGCGAGCGTTCGCACTTTGCCACAGAGAATTTGTACCCGTAATCTTTGTCAGGTATGGCTATCACGGCTTGGTTGTCGCCTATGAGCGATAATTTACTTTTGTCAGGTAGTGCAAAATCGCACACTTCTGGTGGTAGATGAAATGATGTTTCAACGATAAGTTCTTTCAGTGCGTTGTCAATTTTTTCCGTGGATATACTGCTTATCAAAACAAGAGTAAAAGAGATGGTATAGGCGCTGCCTAGAAACATGGACATGTAGATTATGACTTCCCTGTAGTCCGGAAGTGTCGCCGATGGAGTTCCGATTAAGCACCTGCGCCACTGGGTGCGCTTCTTGTTTTTTTTCTCATGAAGCCATATTGTCAAGCCCATAGCCAATCCTACTATTCCATATATAACCATTGCTGCAAACATTGAATAGTAAATCCATCTCATAACGGCAGCGCACAAAGTTATAATTTTCTGCGCAGCTGGAAAGTTTGATGCGTTAACTGTTGTGAAAATTGCAATGTCATGATCTGCTATGGCGGCAGATTTGTACGTCACATAAAGTGCTGATAAGACCAAGCAAGAATTTACTAGGAAGGTGAGCTTCTTGTAGATTGTTACTATTCTTGATCTTATTGCTATGAGCGTAATTGACGCAATGGCGGTTAAGACGTAAGAGGCGATTATGATAGGGCGTATATTCCCCTGAAATAATACCTTCGTATATCCCGCTACGAAAAATACGAGTACGCCAAAAAATATTGCCGCAGATAAGTAGTGCTGGATCTTCCAATGCGAAAATGAATAATTAAAGCGCATATTTGGAGCATAAATGATTACGCCGCTTTTTTCGCCAAGTCGGAATGTATACCCGGCTATTGATGCGATAAGAAAGTAAGTTAAAAGTATTTTCGGTATTAGGTACATGTTTTTTTGACGTGGGTGGCTGCCATTGATGGCTATACGATATCACAATAAGGCATCATTATGTTGTTGGGGGTCACATGTGATGCGATGGGGCTCTCGAGCAGCCGCTCATTGTTCCGTATGCCGTCTGAGAGATTCGTTAACCGCTTAGGCCTGCTTAGATCATCCAGCCACTACAATTTCTTGTTACCCATAACCTGTCTGGTAGTACCTTGCGCCCAGCCAAATGGTGGCATCAACACGGGCATTGATGCCTAGCCTTGGCGTGACTTTCGGCTCCACTCCCTATCCACCGCTCGCTTGGCACTCCCCAACCCACTATACAAATGCGCCAACCGCCTTGGCTTGCTCTGATCCCCAGCCGTCACGCTCTTCTCTTTGCCCGTCTTCTCATCCCGGTAATACGCAATCACCCCCGTGTAATCGCCGCCGCTGTCATCTGCCAAGTCGGCTACCGCGTCCTCTGGCAATTTGCTCTCGAGGCTCAGGCTCATGGTGTAACCGCTGTCGGCGCTGAAGCTGTGTTGCACGTTGCCGCCGTACCAGATGATGGCGTCGATGTCGGGTTTGATGCCTTGCAGGGTGTAGGTCAGTTCGGGGATGAGGTCGGCGCGGCCTTTGGCTAGGGTGTAGGTCAGGGTGGCACTCCCGCGTTGCAGGCGGTTCCACTCGCTGCGGGCTGCTCGTAGGGCGCTGGGTTGGTCGCTGTAGGTGTGGCGCAGGTCTTTGAGGTTGTCGCCGCCACCGGCGATTGCCTCCTGTTTCTGGGCGCTGTTCACGTCGTAGAAGTAGGCGCGCACGCCGTCGTAACTGTCTCGGTCGGCCTGCAGGAAGCTGTGTTGGTCGCCATCGGCACGGGTCAGGGTGATGTGAGGCAGATCCAGACCGCTGACAGTTTTGCCGCCGTTGCTAGGCATGAAGATCAGGTTGCCCGCTTTGACCGTGGCCACCGCGTCGTATTCTTCGCCCAGGCGGGTCAGCAGGTTGGCGTCGGACTCGTTCGCCTGGTCCAGTTGCAACACGGCCAGGCCGTCCAGCTCGCCGGCGATTGTGGCGGTCAGGTCGTTGGCGATGGCGATATCGCCCAGCACGTCGCCTACGGTGCTGTTGCTCCAGCTGCGTTCGCGTTTGGTCTTCAGGCCTTTGCGCAGGTCCGCTGATCGAGCGCGAATGCTCAGCACGTCGGGCGCGCCGCTGTGTTCGGTTTCGTCGACGGTATAGGTACCTTTATCGACTAACCCGGTATCACTCCAGCCTAACCACAACCGAATCACTGCGCCACGGGGCGGGATAGCCAGTAAGCCGTCATGGTCGCTGAGGTTGATGCTCAACTGGTCGGCTTCCATGCCTCGGTTGTCGGTCAGGTCAAGGCTGATCAGGCGCGGGCTGATGAGCTTGGCAATGTCGTTGCCGTCCACGGTAATGCGGAACGCGGGTGCAGGGTGGCTGGTTCCCTTGCGGATCTGGTCGGCGCTGTCCCTGATAAAACCAGTGACCTTATCCAGCGCTTCGCCTATCACAGCAGCTTCCTGGCGATGTTCAGGCCGGTACTGGTTGCCGCGCCAAGCATGTCTACCAAGCCGTCATCGATGCGTTTCAGGCTCAGGGTGAATTCAATACGGCGGGGCGTGCCGTCACGAAAGAACAGCGTCCTGGTTTCGCTGATGCTCTCGATTACCCACAGCCCGTAAATCCGGCCGCTGCCTTCGACCATGGGCCAGGCTTTGCCGGTGTCTGCCATCAGGCGTAAGGCGTCGAGGCTCAGGGCACTCCCAGCCAGTTCCGGCAGGATCACGCCCGGTAAGGTGATGGCGTCTTCGCCACGGCCCAGGAACTGCCGTGCCGGTTGTGCGCCTACTCGGTTGCTGCTGGGGTGACGCCAATCGGTTTGGCGTTGCATCTCCTGGTATGCGGCGGTGTGCAGGCTGAAAACGAACATGCCCAAGGCAAGCATCATGTGGGGTTACTCCAGATCCTGAAGGCTGCTGCGACGGCGGGCTGATTTCTCGCTTTCGATGCGTGCCAGCTCCGCACGGACGGCGCGGGCGATGGCTTGCGGGTCCATGCCTTGGGCCGCGTGAATGTTGATTTCGTAGGTGTCGTTGCTGGAATACGAAGCTGTGCCGGCGCTGGCAACCGGTGGGCTGTCATCGATGGCCAACGCCGGGGTAACGGCTGCGCCGAGGGTCAGCGCTCCAGCAGCGGTGAGTTGTTTGCCCAGGCTGGCAACGGCGTTGAGTGGTCCGTTCTCGCCGTCTTCCAGGCCTTGAGTCAACCCAGCCATGGTGAAACCGCCCAGCTCGGCGAATACCCGGGAAGGGCTGTGGATGCTGAGTTTTTCCTTGAACCAGCCGGTGAGGCCGTCCGCGATTTCACCGATCTTGTCTTTGACCAGGTTGTATTTTTCGGTAATGCCCGAGAGCAGTCCATCAATCAGCATGCCGCCGAAGTCCGTGAACTTGCCCGGTAGCTCGATCCCGAAATAGCTCAATACTCCAGCGAAGGTGCTGTAGAACAAGCCCAGCGGGGAGAAGTTGGCCAACTTCGCCAGGATGCCGCCGATCCCGCCGTTAAATCCTGCGGTGATTTCCGCCCAGATCCCTTGGAAGTAAGGGACGATCTTGTCCCAATACTGGTAGATCACAAACGCGGCGGTGCCGATGGCAGTGATTGCCAAACCGATGGGGTTCATGAGCAAGGCGCGACCGAGCAACACGATGGCTTTGGTCACGAAGGGCAGGGCGTTTTTACCCAGATTCCAGAACAGGCTGATCAGGCTTGGCAGGCGGATGCCAACCTGAGCCAGCATCAGGCGCAGCACCAAAAACGGGCCGAAGATCCCGGCCAGTGTCAGAGCCAGCGCACCGACCCCGGCAGCGAAGGCGGCGACGATGGCTGCACCTTTGACCAGTCCAGCAACCAGCACCGGGTTTTCTGTGGCCCAGGCTTTCACGCTGCGGATGATGTCAGTGAAGGACTGGACCAAGCCGCGCATGGTGCCGTTCTGTTGATCTTGCAGCTCAATGCCCAGGTCTTCCCAGGTACTGGTCAAAGTCTTCAGGTCACCTTTGAGGTTGTCCATTTTGACTTTGGCGGTTTTAGCGGACTCACCCTGGGACCCACGCAGGGTGGCAATCATCTTCTGCAGCTCGCCATTGCCTGCTTGCTCGACCAACTGCGCCATGCCCTTTACCGCTTCTTCACCGGCAATGTCCTTAAGCAAGCCGCCACGCACGGCGGTACCCATGCCTTTGGTCTTGTCGTAAATCTCTTTGAGGATATCGGGCATGGCGCGCAAGTTGCCGTTGGCGTCTGCGGTTTTGATGTTGAGCTTTTCGAGGGCCTTTTCTGCGGCCTTAGGCGGCGCAGCAAGTCGGTTCATGATTGAGCTGAGCGCGGTACCGCCCATGCTGCCTTGTAGACCGGCATCGCCGAGCTTACCCGCCATGGCGGCTGCGGTCTCCAGATCCACGCCATAAGTTTTAGCCATGGGCGCGGCGTATTTCATGGTTTCGCCCAGCATGCGCAGGTTTGTATTGGAGCGGGTGAACGTACCCACCAACACATCACCGAGCTTGTCCATTTCGGCTGCGCCCAGGCCGAGGCCTGACATGATATTTGAGGCAATGTCGGCGGTTTCTGCAAGTTCGCTACCACCTGCGGAAGCCAGATCCAGCATCCCAGGCATTGCGGCTTTGATCGCCTTGGGGTCAAACCCGGCCATGCCGAGATAGCCCTGTGCATCTGCCGCTTGGCCTGCCGTGTACTGTGTCGAACTGCCCAGCTCACGTGCCTGGTTACGCAGGCCTTTGAGGTAGTCAGAGTCTTTGTCCAGCCGCGTCACGGCCTGCACATTGCTCATGCTGGCATCGAACTCAAGACCCGGCATCAGCATCTTCGCGCCGCCATAAAGCGCCGCTCCGCCAGCTGCCATACCCGCTGCGCCTTTGCCCGCCATGCTACCGGCCATCTGCTGCGCCCGCTGATAATCCTGAGTCGCACGGGTGGCCTGTTGCTGTTGGCGGGCCAACGTTTCCAGGCGCTTGCGCTGGGTATCGAGCTGGGTATTGGTGCTGGAGATATCCTGCCGCAGCCGTCGCTCGTGCTGCCCCAGTTCACGGGTGCTCACACCGGCCGCTTGCAGTGTCTGGCGCATCTGCTGAAGCTTTTGCGTCTGGCTGGTTTCCTGCGCGGCGAGCTGCTGCAGGTTGCGCTTGGCCTGCTCGAATTCGCGCGCCATTGCCCGTGTCGGGTTCTGGGTTTGGGCGATGGTCTGGCCCAGTTGCTGGGTGCGCATTCGGGCAGCATCCAGTGCCGCACCTGTGGCGCTCAGGCCCCGTTTCAGCTCGCTGAAGCCGCTGATTTGTTTCTGGGTATCGTTAAGGTGCTTCAGGCGCTCGCGGGTTGCCTTGAGTGCCTGCGCGGTCTGTGAGGATTGACGCTGTACGCCACGCAGCGGCGCGGTTGCCTTGTCGATCGTATTGAGCAG